GCCACAGGGCTACTTTGTTATCTCATTTTAAAATTCAAAGATTCTTTCAACCATTGCCTGCCAGCTTGCTGACTGCCGGATGATGATCTTGCTATCCTCGCTGCTGATCTGGTTGTGTTCAGTGACATGCTGGCAAATATCGCTGCAAGAAATGCAACACGAATTAAAAAAAGTGCCGCAAATACGGCACTTTAAGAGTGGACCTGACGGGAGTCGAACCCATTAAATTAAGACTCATAATGTCAGCATTTGCGCCACTTTGAACTTTTCGTGACAAATTTCATGACAAAATTTGTTTTACCACTTTATCACTCAATATAGACCTTACCATCCACTCCCGCAGTGATCAATCTTTTATAACGACTCTAACCCTGTTTTCCACGAGTTCTTTCCAACAATTCCATCAGCCGTCAGTCCATGGTTCTTCTGCCATGTCTTTGTCATGCTTTCCGTACCGCCGCCGAAATTGCCATCCGCCGTCGTACCGATGATGATCTGCCATACCTTGACTGCATTGCCCTTGCTGCCTTTTTTAATTGTATTCATACTGTAATCCTCACTTTCTTTCACTGTGGTAGTGGTTGCACCGGTGCAACTCTCTACTTTCTTATTATAAAGAGCCGCCTCGGCTTTTCTTCTCCGCTGTAATCCTGGTAATGTTTTACCGGCAGCCTTACAGTACTGCTGCATTGCAGACGGGATCTGATTCATTACTCTGCCTGTACACAACTTTTTCACATTGCCCTGTCCCAAGTTGAAAGCAAAGCTGACCAGTGCATCAAACTGGTTCTGGTTAAGTTTGTCCGTAAATGGGACATAAGACGGGTTGTTGATATACTTTTCAAACTTTGCCACGTCCTGTTTTAAATACTCGTCCGCCTGTGCCTGTGAGATCTTCATCCCTTTGTATACACCGGCAGTATGCCCATATCCAATCGTCCATACACCGGCAGAGCACTGATAAGCTGCCAACCGGCAGCCTTCAAACTGTTTGATAAGTGCAAGACCAGCCTGTCCGGTTTTTCTATTTGCCATAATTATTCCTCGCTTTCCTTAATCTCTGTTTTGGTGTCAAGCAATTTTTGTGTCACATCGAGTCCGGCAATCAAAAACGCCGGTACCCTTACATTCATTTCAACCAGATTTTCCAAAATGCTGCGAACCTCATTAATCAAATATGTTGCCAGCGTGAACCATCCAAAGAGCTGCACAAACGAAAGATTAATACCGATGATCTCCCCCATATGTACAAAACTCATCGAAACAAAAAATGCCATACCAATTACAATCCAGTACCACACTTTTTTTAATATTCCTTTTGCACCGATCGCACTGGACTCGTTCTTTTTGTAGAACTTCGCCTTGCAGTATCCGGTAATGTAATCAACCGCATTTAATACCAGAAATCCAAAAAACAGGAACCAGTACTTCCCGAACAGTGCCACCCCTATTGTGGCAATTACTCCATAAATCATGTTTACTTTGTCAAATTCTTTCATTATTCTTTTCCTCTCTTTCTGCCCGTAGGCTTGTTATTTAAAAGAGCCGGCTACACAACACATGGTCATGTAATCGGCTCTTAGACTTTTGATTTTATTATATTTCTGCAGTTATTTTCTTTTGTGCCAAGTTGTCCTCATTTTTTTTGTAAAACAGCGGTTTAACGAAAAAAGTCCAAATTCAAAATAGTTCTAATCAAATGATATTGTTTCATGGTGCTGTTAACCAAACAATGCTTCAAATATTTGTAGATTCAAGTAACAACCTCATAGCATCTTATAGAAGTGCAAACATGGGTGACGATAAATGGCATAATATCAAAATTGGCACATTTTCATAGTTATTTTAAACGGGTTATTGAAATATAAGATTCACTTACGTTTAAGGTAGCACCACTATTCTGATTTGCATACAGTCCAATTTTGTCTCCACTATGTAAGCTAAGTGCATTTATAGTCTGACATTGCAGACACGTTTGTACTGGCGATGGTAGAGCAATCGTATTTGCGTTTCCACGAGTTGCGAGCATATTTGTTTTTTTGTCAGTTACTTTTATTGATACATCACGATAACCAACACTGGCGGCAACAAATGTACATTGAGAACGGATAAGATATAGCCCATCATCCTTAACCTCTAATTGATTGACTAATGTCTGCGTGTTATTTGGAACGGCTACCTGGGTTCCGTAAATACTTGATGTCTGAGCCTGCATTACATTATTTATATGGTTCGTTAAACCGCTGTTTAACGCCATAAGCTGTTGCGCTATAGTTTTTAGCGAACCACTTATTCCTTCCAAATAATTGACTGTTTGCCAACCACTACTTTCCTCTACTATGAGCTGATCGTCTTCTGTACCAACGACTGCTAATTCCTGTGAAAGTGGAATACTTACTTTTTTCATCATTTCATCAATAGCTTCTATTGCATACGCTCCAATGTCCACAGGCGTAAGATTAACATTTCCACGTCGGTAAGATGTTTCTTTCGCTCCTTTGATTCCAGTTACAGGTGTCCCCGCCAGCACATCCCACTTGCCATCTGACGTCTTATAGATGTTTGCGCCGGCCGGAACTGTATTCCCGGCTCCCTCTTTAAAATCATCCGTGGTTGTAAATTCGTCTGAAATATTGAACATCCACCCTGTGCTAACATCCGCAAGTGCCGGAAGATCTGCAAATGCAACTGTTCCGTGTGGCTGCAATCCACCTTTAAGTCCTTCTGATACATCTTTTGCCTGCTGATAGTAATACTTGGCATTGTCAGAATCCTCGCCCTCTCTGCTTCCTGTACCACCAACAGCATAACTCTGTGCCTTGGTTGCACTTTCTTCTGCAGATTCCGCCTTACCGATGATCTCCGCAGCCTTTTGAGTTGCAATATCTGCTTTTTCGGCTGCTGTATCAGCTGACTGACTGGCGGATGATGCTTTCTCCGTGGCTGTGGCGGATGATTCACTGGCGGATGTCTCACTGACTTTTGCGTTGCTTTCGGATGCCTCTGCCGCCTTAGCTGACTTCGCTGCCGCTGTCTCGGACACCTTGGCATTGTCCTCTGATTTTTTTGCAGCTGTTTCACTGGCTTTTGCAGCATCCTCACTTGCTTTGGCATTGGCTTCAGACGTTGCTGCCGCTTTCTGGCTCAATTCGGCTTTTGCCGCCTCAACCTTAATCTTGGCAAGATAATTCGGTTCCAAATGCTTTTCCTCTATGCTTCCCTCTTTCACGATTGCTGACACCTTGCCGGATGAATCGATATAAAATGCCACTGTATCAGAATCAAGAAATTCATACTGTGTAATCAGTGCTGACAGATCTATGTACTGTTTTGTTCCATCAATCAGAGTCAGGATAATCTGCTGTGTAGTTGGATTGTAAGTGAAGTTGACAGCGATCTTCTCCATCTGCGTATCGATCGTAACCTTTGAACCATTCTTTTTTGTGATCGTGATGATTCCGGTCGACTCCTCAAACGTCACATCCGCAACAAGCGTTGCCACCTCTGTCTTGGTTGCTTTCGTCGCATCCAATGTAACTACATTGTCGTCAATAATGCCGATAGCACTATCCATTTTGTTGAGGTTTCGTTCGTTCAACGGAGTCTCATCGCTTGGGTAATTCTCCCAGTTGATAGGTACGTGTGCTTTATTCATGTTCCTTGCCCTCCTTTTCCATGTCTTTCTCCATCTGTTCCCGTTCGGCAATCACATTTCTATTTGCTTCTGATTCGATCTGATGCAAAATATCTTTAAACACCAGATATTTAACCTCAACCGGAATACTTTCACAGGCATTTACATAATTAATAATGTCATTCTCAAACTCTCGGATTTCTGCATTAATCATAAACTCTCCACCTTTTCTTTCAGATTTTCTATCTCTTCATGCTGTAACTGCACTGTGGCTACCAGATCTGCAATAAGTTCTGTGTACCTCATGCCGTAAAAAACTTCTCCATTCTCATTTGGAAATGCTTTCGGGCATATATTCCATCCCTTTTTCACACTTTTTAATACTTCTTGTGCAATGAATCCATGATGATAACCGATTTCTTCAAAATTATAACGGTACGACTTTGGTTTTAAGGAATAAATAGTCTTAGCTGATTCATGTTTATCCAAATCCTTGATTGTGTTTTTTATTCTTTCATCTGAACCATCAATTATCCCCCCTCTAAATCCAGCAACACCGGTATCCCCATCCAGATTAATCATACAGTGATCCGTATCTGTTCCGCCCTTATTTAGTGAGATATGATTATATTGAACGACACATTGATGGTTTGGACTTTCAAGTGTTCCTTCTACCGCTTTAAAGCCATCTGTTCCCATCTGCACACATGTACCGCTTCTTTTAAATTCAATCAAATTTGCTGTGCTTTCTTCCGTCTGAATATGCACATACCCGCCAGTTATCTCCATAGAGCCTTTTAATTCCAAAAGTTTTGCTTTGATTTTTATGCCCTCGGCTGACTGGTTGATTTCTGAAACAACACTATCTTTCGACACTTTGGAACTAATTTCATTTGCTGTCTGAGAAATAACACTGGACGCACTTACTGATAGCTTTTTGCATTTTATTGGTCCATTCCATTGATGTTTTATTATTGTTTGATTTCCATCAGGATCGGTCAGTACTACTTCAATACACTGATACAGATATCCATTTTGCTGATTTAAATAATACTTACCATTATATTTTTCGCTTGCCGGATATTTTTCATCTGGATCTGTATATCCCTGATAGCTAACCTTTTTCCCGCCGGTATCCCAAATTGTTTGCGAAGCTGTAACTTCCGAACGGATCTCTTTCGCAGTCTGCGTGATCTGTGATTTAAGCGAATTAGGGTTGCTACCATCCGTTGTTTCACTAACAAGACTTGTGATTCTGTCCCGTTCCACTTTGATGGATGCTTCCAATTTTTTTGAAACTTTTTGTAATTCAGCTACCTTTTTCCACGAGGTCCCGCCTGATAAATACAGATATCCTGTTTTCTGATCCAAATAATATTTGTTTTTATACTTATCGGCCGGATAAACTTTATTACCTTTTGAATCCAGGATTGAATCCGGCGCACCGTAGGATGTGATTGCTATCGTATACCCTGTCGTATCCCACACATCTTCCGAACCGGCAACCGTCATCTTTATTTCGCTGGCCGTCTGATTTATGGACGATTCCAGACCTTCTTTTGTGTTCTTCACTTCGGTCCGAATTGTATCGGCTGTCTGTGTGATCCGTGATATCAGTTGTTCTTCTTTATTCTCGATCGTGCTCTGTGTCTTTTCAATGGTTCGCTCCAACACATTGCTCTTGCCTTTGAGCTTTAAAATACTTTTCTGTATTCCGTTCGCCCCGTTTGTCCGGTACTCTTCCCCATCCGCTTCCAAATCATCACGCAAAGCCTGTATACCTTTCAGGGTTCTTTTCAGAATATAGGACTCAATCAGTTCATATCTGGTCGGCAGCCGCACCGCATCCCCGACCTCAAGGCAAGGGCTCCCTTTGCAGTCTGCCGCAAACGGGCGATAAACAATACCCCTGATCTTGGAAAGAATATTTTTTGCAATGCCCTTCAGTTCTTTTGTGCCTTTTCCATATACAAGAAAATTATCCTCGATCACATAAGCATTGTCTCCCGTACCCACAATCACGCCGATATCATTCTTCTGCTCCCGGATCTGTAACTTATTGATTGTTTTAACAAGAAAATCTTCATACTCAGCCGTTATATATAAATCCTTCCCGATACGGTTGCTTTTCGGATCTCTTGGGAACAAATCATCTGCCGGATAAAGATCGTTTCTCGGATAAAGTCCCTGTATATTCTGCTCCAGATATATATAATGAAACTTCCCGTCACGCCCCATGTGCCCCATGCAGCCATTGATCTCACAAATGCAGGACAACACTTCTTTGCCGCTCATGGATTCGCCTATGGTGCTTGATTCCTCTGTAGCAGAGCTTGTCTCACTGGATGCCGTGACCGCTACCGTTTTCTCAATAGACATATTGTCATTAATGAGAGCAATGTCCGCCTGTTCGATCCCGAAGTGCTTAAAAAAGCTGTTCCGGAACTGTTTCATTGTGACTGGATCATAAACTGTAACAGTCGTAGTTTTTCCATCTTTATCTTTCTGCTGCTCTTTATGGGATGGAAAGACAGTGTTATACCATGCTGCCACATCTGCATTTAAAATGTCATAAAGGGCATCATATGCAACTACATCTCGGTATTTTCTGTCAGCAACCGGCGTATCGGAATAACCTTTGAATCTTCCTATCAAAAAGGGTTGATCTGTGTGCCCGCCAATTATCATCTTGACGGTCATCCATCTCCCTTTCATTGGAAGAAAAATATTTGATACCTTGAATTTTACAGATCCGGCTTCAATGGCACCAAAAGTCAATTCAGACTGTGAACACAGGCTTTCCGTTAATTCAAACTCATCCTCATGAAATTCCGTGTTTGTGATATGGATTTTGCCATCATCAGAAATAATTTCAAGCTGAATATCAACGCTATTCTGTTTAAATAAATCAGCATATTTAAAATCAATCATCCAATTACACCTCCATATCCGATAAATGCCAGCCGGAATGATCCATACTGGACCGTCCATTCATCTGCATAATCTATCTGATACTCCACGTCGGGCATATAGCAGTCCATCGTTACATAATTGCCGATTTCCGGCATCCATGCGGTAACAAGTGCTTTCTTTTCGATTGCATGGGAATATTGGGATCTGATGTTATCCATCAGTGCACGCAATGCTTTCTCATCTATATCTCCCGGCGTTTCCCATTCCGTTTTAATCGAGACGTTGCTCAATGCCTCCCGGTGCAGTATCCCGTTCGCATCCCGGTAAGAATCAAGATCCTGCCCCTTGATCCCACATTTATACTTCTTTGCCTCTATATACCGGAAAGGAACTGTGTAATTGCCTACTTTTATTAAAAAACCGCTGTATGCCATTTATACACTCCTCTCCTAAAAGTCAAATGCCGGGTTTCCGGTTCTCCGGTAATAGTCGTTTGCCTCTTCCTTTACAATTTTGAAAATCTTTCCTTCGTCCGCTACGATCCGTACCGTCTGCACGCCTTTCATCTCACTTGCGATCATTTCTGCAAGCGGTTTCATGTAAGACAGGTTATTTTCGAGCGGAAGTACTGCTTCGCGTCCTGCTTCTCCGATGTTTGCGAGAGTGTTGCCGGTTGTGATACCACCATTGGCAAGACGTGGGATGGAAACATTGCTGATTGTCGGAATGCTTAACCCGAACTTATTTCCACCTATGATTGGTACCCAATCAGGAATATCCCATTGCAGTCCGTTCAAAGCACCTATCATCGTGTTTAAACCGTTTATCATTCCATTCGCCATTTTCTCTACGCCGCCAAGCATTGTATTGATAATATTTTTGACTCCGCCCCACATATTTTGAAAAATATTCTCCACCTTTTCTTTCATATTATTAAGTGTGGTAATGACGTTGTCTTTTACATCCGTAAATGATTTTTTCGTATTATCTTTGAATTTTTCAATGATATCACTCACTCTTTCCCACATACCTGTCAATCCAACTTTAAGTCCCTCGATGATATAATCGCCCATTTCTGCCATTACAGTCGATGGGGAATGGATGCCAAAAGCATTCTTGAATCCTTCGATAAATGGGTTAAAAATATTTTCTACAATCCATGTTCCAACATTTTTCAATGCATCCAGTATTCCGTTATAGAGTCCCTCGATTACATTTCCACCAGCCTCTTTAATGTAGTCATTGAAGTAATCCTTTACATTATCCCAAGCGCTTTCGAGTAAGTCCCAAATACTATCCTGTAACTCAATAGCGGCCTTTAATGCCTGGAAAAGAAGTTCTGCAACACTCTCCATTGCACTCGCCCAGTCAAATCCTTTCAATAAATCCGCTATGCTTTGCGCTATGTATGTTGGTATCCTGCTCCAATCAATCTCATCAATTACACCACTAAGAAAATCACATAATCCCGCCAGTGCGCTTGATAATGTATCTCCGATAACTCCCCAGTCAAGCGTTTCAAAAAATCCTCCAATGGCATCAATGATCCCCTGTCCCAAGGCTTTCCAGTCTGTATTTTTTATTATTTCATCCAAAAATGCGAGTAACCCTGTGACCGCAGTTCCGATCGTTTCTCCGAACTCCGTCCACTTGATATTCTGGATTGCATTTGACAATGCCTGTCCTACGCTCTGCCCCATTTTTCCCCAATCGAGTGTCGAAACAAATCCATATGCTGTATCAATAGCCGCATTCAAACCATTACTGATCGTTGTCCCCAACAGACTCCAGTCCAAATTATCTACCAAACCGTTTATTCCAGTAGCCAGTCCGGATCCCAGTTTTGTCCAGTCAACTGTTTCTAAGAATGTATTCAAAAATATAAGTGCTGTATTAATTCCCTGCGCAAGTGTATATCCTAATAAATTCCAGTCAAATTCACTTACGAACCCATTTATCAACGTACCAATTCGTTTTCCTGTCTTTTCTGCTTCTGCCTGGATAGAATCCCACGGAATACTTTTCATTGCACTGTTGAGCTTATCTGCAATGATTTTTCCGAGTTCTGTCCAATCCTCACCGGATAGTATATCTTTTATCTTTTTAATATTGTCTGATATCGGCATATCTTCATATGACACACCTGCAGTTCCGTTTCCGCCGCCACTGCCAGAATCATTTGAACTGATAACATTCAGTTCATCAAATCCCTGTAATGCACCCTTCGCTTTCTTAGCGGCATTCGCAGTGCCATTTAAGGATTTTGCATAGTCTACCTGTTGGTTCTTCGCTTTACTCCATGTACCTTTTCCAGAAAGTGCAGAAAACAACTGATTTAAAAGGTTGACCGCTTTGGTAAGCCAGTTGCAGAGTGTTGTTAAAGCTGGTGCCAATGCACTGACAATCGGGACTGCTGCTGCACCGATCGCATTTTTTAAATTCGTTGCCGATGTTTTAAGTTCTGACATTTTCTGATTGAAGTCACCGGAATACTTTGCGTAATTCTGGATTCCCGACTTAATACTATCAATCATCGCCCGGAACGCTTTTGAAACCCACTGAAATACCAATATTGTTAGAGCAATTTTCTTTACTCGTTTACCAAATTTTTCAATCATTCCGCCTGATTTCTTGGTATGATTAAAAATACTATCGAAAACTCTTTTTGCAGCACTACCAACCGAAGATAAAGCACTTTTTGCTTTTCCGACCGTCGGAATCATGCCGGCAATCGCTGTCTTTGCCTTTTCAGCAGCTTTTTGTGTTTTGCTAAGACTCTGCTCGCTCGTGTTTCCGGCTCTGGCTTCTCTGTCCGCAACCTCATTCATCCGCTGATTTAAAATCTCTATCTGGCTATTTACATCTCTTAAACGCTCTGCTTTCTGCTGATATTCTGTTGTGCTTTTGGGATCAACATAGGCAGTACCGGTATTTCTCATTGCCTGCAACTCTCCGTTGGCATACCGTATCGATTCCGATAATTGTTCTGCGTCATACTGCATATTTTTAAATGTATGACTATCTGTTTTGCCGCCAACAGCTTTAAAACGTTCCATACGCTCTAATAATTTATCTAAAGCCGCATTATCTTTATTAAGCTGCTCTTGTACTTGCTGATACTCCTCTGTCGGAATCCTCATCTGTTCCATCTGCCGCATCTGATCGGTAAGACGCTGTGATTCCCGCGTCAGTTTCTGAAACCGTGACTCCAACTGCAACAGGCTGCTGGATGCATCTCCATTTTCAATTAATGTCCTTATTCTGATTTCTCCATCATATCCACCAGCCATATGCAAGCCTCACTCCCTAAACTAATCCCAGTTCCTTTTCTGCTTTCTTCTTTGCTCTGATTTCTGCCATCATCTGATCGTATTCGTCAATCTTTGCTTTTTCATCCTCGGTATACTCTTTCTTTTCTTCCGGCTGTTCTAAGGCATACATTTCCTGCGCTTCCTTAATCGCCTGTCTCTCTTCTTTTCCCATCTTGGATGTGATTTTCTTCCTGCGAATCTCTATGACCTGTTGGAATGATGACTGTTTATAAGGCATATTCCAGAGCAGACCATTGAACATCCACCAGTGCATATCATCCAAGGAGAGATCGATCCCATATATCTGCCGGAAATCTGCATAGATACGCCACTGGTCAATGTCGTAATCTACCAGCCTGCGGTTGTCCTTTGATGATCTCGGTTTGTCATGGAACCAACCATTTAGAAACCACTCCACACACTGACGAAGTTCATCCCCATCCGGGTGCTCGCGTTCATCGAACAGCAGATAGATCAGTGCGTCACTCTTTTCATATTCATTCAGTTCTTTGTCATACTGTACAAGGAACACCTGTATACCGATCCGGAATGATGTATTGAGCTTGTATCCGTTCCATTCATCCGGCAGGGGATCGAGCATGACGTTAATCATGCCCGTGCTCCTTTTCTGCCGGAGTTATAACGTTTTCTGGTCATCTCATAACGCTTGCTGAAGAGTTTATTCATGACTGGGATGATCTTCTCGACAAATTCCACCAGTGCCGTCTCATCCGGCGTGAAATCTCCATACACGTTCTTTACTGTGTCTTCCCCGAACAGACCGTCGATCTCTGCTGCAATCTGTTTCAGGTACTTCACCCGGATTCTGTTTGCCTGTAAAACCGACTCAACATCAACGTTGTCAGAATCTACCTCATCCTGTGCATGTTCTTTCTTCCATGCTGCCGCCTCTTTCTCACAGTTCTCGGAGATTCTTTCCAGTTTGTTGATGACCTGTCCAAATCGCTCGGCTGTGTCGGCATCTGCGACATTGATGCTCAACACGGTAATGACATCCCCGTCCTCATTTTTAATTGCAATTTTTTTGACACCACTGTCTAATATTAATTCTTCCATGAAATTACCATCCTTTCAGAAATCTGGCAGGACTGAAAGGAACCCACCCGATTATGCTAATTTGTAATTAACACCGCTTATTATTTTCCAGATGTATTGGATGCTTTCGGCGCCCATGTGAATGCACCATCTGAACCAATTGTGATTGTTCCAAGTTCTACTGCTCCATTGCCGTTGATCTGAATAGAAGATGTCAGTGTATCACCGCCAGATCCACCAGTACTTGACGGGCAAACCGTGACAGGTACACGAATACAATCGCCTGTATTTTTTGTAATGTCCGTTTTGTAATATCTGTAATAATATGTCTCACACTGCTTCCCGGTCGGGAATAACTTGAACATCGTATCGATTGCAGTCTGTACCTCGTCCGACAGATAATCTCGCTCCGGTGTCGCGGAAAATTCATATCCTTTCACCGTATTGCTTGCATTTTTCATATTGACATACTGGGTGGATTCCGTATTTGGTCCCCAGTCCTCTGTGATCTCCTTGAATCCACTTCCGAGCTCTACGATCTTAGCCGTGCCGCCCATAAGAGAACCAATATCAAGCAGTGATATCATATTGGTACGATCTTCTGCAAAAAACTGTAAATTCGTATTCATAACAAATGCGCCTTTCTTCATGACCTCTTATCCTCTCTTTCCTATTTCTTGTAAAAATATTTAAGCTGCATATTCACAGCATACATAACCGTTTTATCATCCTGTCCACTGCTAAACACCGGGGAAGTCCTTGCGATTGACTGCAATGTCAGATGCGGATCCTTAAATTCGATCCCGCTTTCTTCCATCCATGCTGCAAGGCTGTTTAACAAATCCTGCGATTCAATGCTTGCCTTATTGGTAGTTGGTGCACATTTATAAACCATCTGAAATGGCATCTGTGCCACATAGCTGCCATCAACATATTTTTTCAGATAAACCGCTCCCTGCAAGGGAAATAATCCGATAGACCTGTCTGTATTGACAGAGTTCCATCTTATCGTTTTATTGTCTGCCTTGAATAATGCAGGATAATCCGGATAAGCCATAGCAAGCGCAAGAACACCTTTCTGTGCGTTCTCTGCATCCTGTATGGTAAGTTTTTCCTTCTCTTCCATTTACACGCCACCTACTTCAAAATGAGGAAGAATATCCTCGTATTTGTCGATGTTCGTTACCTTATAGACATCATCAAAATTGTTTCGCATCCATTCGTAAGCGTCCGTTTCCGGCAGATCAACGGCTGCCTGATCTCCCTTAACAAAAAAATCTTCCGTGGAATGAAATGTGATGTAATTCTTCTTTTCATCCTCCGTCAGTGCATCCCACGCTTTCGGCTCCATGTATGTTTTGTTGACATCACCAATACATACAAACAGCTTTGCCGCATCTGCACTGTCCATGCCGCTCTTGGAGACATTTGCTCCCTTGGTTTCCACAAGGTCTACGCCCTCGAGCAGGGTCGGATAATATATTTCCTCTTCGGTTTCCGCGTTGAATGAGCGATTGAAAAGGGTAACTGTTTTGTTATCAAAGAATCCCATATTTATTCCTCGATTGTTTCAATGCCATATTCTTTGGCGCAAGTGTTCTCGATCTTGCATCCGCGATAGTTCTTCCATTCTCCAATGAAATAAGCCACATCGGCAGTTGAAAGAAGCTCTAATGATTTCCCAAGAAACCACAGTGGTTTTGCGTCATGCGGTGCAGACTGGAAAAAACTGTCGATAACCTCAACATCTTCTCCATTGAACTTTTCCTTTACAGCCGAAACTGCCCTTTCTCTTTCTTTAAGGATCTGCTCATCCGTCTTATCTTTCATTGGCTGTGAAATAAAAATTCTCTTCATGTTTTCCTCCTAATATCCTGCATATAATAATCCGGTGCCGGACAGGTATTCGCACACCGTGTCATAACACAACCGGTTCTGTGCTACCTTATCCCCAAGCACCTTATCAATAAGTGTTTCATTTGTTCCAAAGCTGATCGACCGCCCACCAGAGGACATTGACTTCACATTGCCGCCTTTTTCATCACTGGCATGACTGGTCTTGAAATCTATCTGATAGAGCAGATCTGCAAGTGCACAGGTGGCTTTCTGGATCCGTTCGTCAAATTCTGTTCGGGTATCATCGTTGATGTTCCCATAGGTCAGCTGATCCAACTTCATAGATGCTTTATCTTCCCACTTGGGGAAAAGGGATTCCTCGATAGAATCCCCATAGTATTTTTCTTTGTAGAAGTCATATGTGGTGTATCCCATCAGAAATCCCCTTTCTTTATGCCTGCTGTGCCGCCAAAAACTCCTCGATGATCTCGGCTTTTACAGTTTTGGTGATGGTGTATCCCTTAAATGCCGCAAGTCCCTTGATCTGGTCAACTTTCAGAGCATCCAGTTCCTCTTCTGTATATACATGATCTGCTGGTGCTTCCACTGCTGTCACTACTGGAATAGATTCTGTTGTTACAGAATGGTCCGATGCAGGCTGCACTGTGCCGACAATCACACCATCCAGCTTTTCTGCAAACAACTCAATGCCGGACACTACAGTATCTTTGCAGGTAAGATTGTCATAGTCTGCAACTTCATGAATACCAATATATCCGGTATCGTCCGATGTGAAATTGAATGCCTCTCCAAGATCTGCGCCGTTTACCGCAATGTAATACAGAACCACATTGTCTGATATGGTAGAGTATACTGCTCCTTCCGGCATGGAAGAGTTCATGAATAAAGTACCGTAGCCAAGAAAATTCTGTACATAAGTCATCCCGAATGCTGTCTGTGTCGTGATTTCCTGATCTCCAAGGTAATCGTACACTGTAGCAGGATTCACAAAATGTACGGCTGCCACATCATCTGTATCAAACAGATTCAGTAATTTTCCCATATTCGTCGCAAGTACCTTTTTCAGATTTGCACCCGAAGTTTTCTGGGTTCCTGTTCCAAGGAATGTAAAGAAATTGGATCGGATGCCGCGCTGAACATCACGGAGCATTTCATCTGTTGTCATGTTTACCGCCTGATTGAATCCATAGGTTGTAATGGATTCCGCTGTGGTTGCTTTTCTCCATTTCTTAAGCGTGATCTCTTTGTAGGTAATTGCCTTGATCTTGTATTTAGATAACGGGATTGTCTCTCCCTCTGCAACAACTCCATTCTCTAATGTTCCCTCTGCCTTATAGGTCTTTAACACCGTTCCAGCTTCTTTAGGAATCTTTCTGGTGATTCCAAGTGCTTCGATCAGTTTTGCAACCGAATAGTTAAATCTGGTAACAAAATCAAGTTCGCGGATCTGCGCATCCGTCATATCGGTTGTCGTAATTAAATTATTTTCTGCTGGCATAATCATTCTCCCTTCTGAAACAGACCAATATTTTCCTTAATGGCTCTCTGACGCTCTGACGGGTCCTTCATAGCCATGATCTGGTCTTTTGTTAATGTCTCCCCAGTATTGTTCTTCTGCTGGGCTGTAAATTTTGCTTTGTTCTGCTCAAGATGCTGCTGCTCTTCATTTACAAAAGCACTTGCATCTTTCTTTTTAGCATCTTCCAGTAAATCATTGAATCCAATTAACTTGCCGTCTTTTACTGACACACTGGCAGCAATGTCCGCCATAATTGCTTTCTTTGCTGATTCAGAAGAAAACTTGATACTCCCACAGGCTTCTTTTAACAGATCATTTTTCTCGCGTTCTGCCAGTTTTGCACTGTAATCCTTTTCTGCAAGTTCTGCTTTCTGCTTCCACTCATCACGTTCTTTTGTGATGGTGTCAAAGTCTTTTCCCTCAAATCCTTTCAGGGTCTCTTCCGCAGTTTCCGCACGCTCTTTATAGCTGTCACGTTCGGCTTCTGTTTTCTGCATTTTCTTATCAAGTTCGGCTTTAGAATATAATTCTTCACCCATACTCTTCTTGACGGCTTCTTTCTGCTCATCTGTCAGTTTCAAACCAAGTTTTTCCAATTCACTGATCACTTTTACCATATTCCTTACCTCTCTCTTTCCAAGTTGTTGCTCCGGTCAGTCCGGCACGATTGAGCTGCTATTTACTCCATAGCTGGCAAAATACAAAGAAAAAGCACGCCCCAAGACAGGACGTGCCATCACATCCTATAATTTTTCTAGGGTAGCGGGCAGATTCCTACGCTCCGTCCGGTGCTTTTCATTTGTCAAGTATATTTTATCATGGGAATATAAAAGATTTGTGCCAATTTTTTGCACACAAAAAGCGCCTGTATTTCAAGACGCTCTTTGTAACGTATTATAAAAGGAGTACAAGAATGAATGAGTAAAACCCATCTGGCAATATTATAATAACTCATGTTTAAACATAATTTGTGCCAAAATGAAAAGATAGTTGTATTCTCTTAAATATTTAGTCTACCCTCTCTGATTGCAGAACATATCATAGATAATGATTCTGTATACCCCAGTACTTTTTGTTTATCTGCTTCGGATGCATCCGATTTTAAAAATTTCCTTACTTCATCCTCCACTTCGAAAAATTCTTCTTTTGTGTGCTTTTTCTCATTCATTTTTGCAATCAGCTTGTCTGCTTCACTTGAATTTTCAGTAATGGTATATTTTTTGTTATATTCTTTTATAGTTTTTATTAACCCCTTAATATCTGCCATTTCTACCGCCTTTCAACCTTTGAACAAATCCCATGACATCATTGTAATCTTCAAATGAAGCACCTGCTTGTCTCAAGTGTTCGTCAACCCTATTTTCTAACCATTGATACCGTTCTGGAAGCGGAATATTAAATATTTCCTTTGCAAACTCCATATCCGTTCCAAATGAAAAACTTTCATTTAATGCCTGTAAAACAAGCGTTTTATCTTCATACGCATACGTGTTTATAATATCCTTTTCTTTACATATTTGCTGTTTTAACCATTCAACTGTCGCTTCTTCGATATATTCGTTTGCACTATATACATCTGAATTATAATGGCTTGCAGAACAAGAATGAAGCATCTCATGCCACACAACTCCATCATCAGCCGTACTTACAAGTGAAATGTTACATGACCATTCCTTTCTTCCTATTGTTTCATCTTCTATCAGCGAATTATCAATCACAATATTTCCACTCCACTTCGACGGTCTATCAGAATACTGTGTTATTTCTTCCTTGATCTGCCGCGCGGTCTGCTCAAACTCTTCCTTTGTTCTTTTAGTATAACCCACGTTCTTAGCTTTTTCCATTGGAGTTTTTACAGAATTGCTATAAGCTGTCGCCCTGCCATTCGCAACTGCAGACTGCTTTTTCTTAAATCCTGCTACCTTTATCCGATCAGCCTGTGTCTGCAATTCATTATCCGCACAGAACTGTTTATATTTCTGATTCTGCATCCGGAGCTTATACGCAAGTTTATCATATTGTGGCTGCAACATATCTTTTACATCCGTTTCTGCTATGCCGCTTAACTCTGCCTGTTTTGCCAGCAATTCGCGCTTGGTCTGCCGAATAGCACGCTCCATTGATCTCTGCTGCTGTTGTTTCTCATACAATTCCTGACTCTCGTGCACATTAATTTTAGGATTTCCATCTGCATCAACATAAGGATTTCGCAGAGACTTATCCCACGGCTTATGGGAATGCCTGCAATTATATCCATGCAGTCCAAGAGGATCTACAACTTTCCCTTGTCCTGTCTTTGGATCTACGGTGTATCCGGTTGCATCTAACAGATTTGGTGCGTCTTTATCACTCCCGACGATTTTATATACTTTTCCCTGCCAATGATCGTGTGATGGTATTCCATCTGGGAACTTTTTGCTATGCCGCGCTCCCATATGTGCCGATACAAGAACATACTCTATTCCTTTTTGCGCTATGTATTGATTAGTTACCTGAGCAGCCGTCTGATTCATAGAAGTAACAACACAACAACGCACTGCCGCTTCTAAAGAACGCCTGGCACCCGTCGGATAATCAATCACAACGCCGCTCTTTGCATATCTGTCAAGCACTTCACATATTGCACTGTTATACGACTGCATACCAGATGCCACACGGTAATCTACCTCATTCAGCATATTGAGTAGATCTCTCTGTGTCTGTAACATAGTTGTCCGCGTAAGGTTATTCAATTCTCCGAATGTTTTCATCATTTCGGCATTCATTGCCATGATGGCTGCATTATTTTGCAAAGGTGTTTGAATATCTCCAAGCCGTTTTAAAACCTCTGCATCATCAGAGAATGATGTCATAACACTATCACGCAATAAACGCTGCACTTCGTCCCTGCTCTTTCCTGTCATTTGTGAAATTCTTTTTACAATTTCAGTATGATGCAATCCCATCTGCTGGAGTTTCCAAAGTTCCCGATCAGTAGTGCCAGACATTTCCCCGGATTTTATCAAACGCATTGCTATATCACTGATAATCCAATCTTCCAGTTCCTGATACATTTCTATCAGTTTATCTGATTTTCCGTAAAAATAATCCGGCGTTAACATTATCCTCTCCCTGCCTCTCTTTTAACCAAATCAACCCATTCCTGACCATGCGTTTCCTTCGCCCTCTCAAACCAATGATCCGTAGCTTCCGAATGCCCGTTCGCATCGTAGTGCAATGGTCTGCCAGTCGGATATTTCTTTTCTCCGCTGTGCGCCCATGATCTTCCATCCTCTGTCAGATACAATTCTCCCATATACTGATAATGCGCATATGGCACATTCGTCTCAATCAATCCGGGTTCAATAATATTCGTCGCTCCTACCATAGATCCCTGTTGAAACGGCATATATGGAATCATGTCATTCAAGACCTGCATGTCCAGTTTATCCTGTGCGCGTCTAAGATTTCCGTCAATTCTGCTTGTATCAAGTCTTATATTTACGTTTCCAACAGTCCTGTCGTACCTCATTTACATCCCCCATACTGTAATGGCTGCACTTATCATTAAGAATCCCCAGTAAATTGTGTCGCATATTTTTTTCTTTTTCCTTGCCTTATCCATTTCATCTAAAAACGAAATACCAAATAAAAGCATGATTATTTTTAACACCATTTCTATTCCTCTCCATACAGTCCCTGATTTAATTTTTCCGCTTCTGCCGCATCCATTTCTGCCTGCATCTGTCTGGCTTCATCCTCAGACATATTCTCAAACTTAACAAAATACATCCACGCCGGCACTTTACCGGCTGTCACATATCCCCACCATGTTTTTTTATCCTCTTCGTAGTTGTAGCAAATATCTCCAAATCCATAATCAACTTCGTATATTCCGACAGGAGACTGATTATACAGATCCGCATACTTATCAATAGCATAGATCAGATCATCCATTGTCATTTGCAGCTTATCCCTCATATCCTTTATAAATTGAATAGTGCGCTGCTGTGATGCTTCAACGCCGGTTGCTGTCTGAATGCCGGTCATGGAATCAAATGAAAAATATCCGTTCGAATAGCCGCACTTATATGCAATGATTGATAAAATATTGTTGATTCCCTTGATTCTGGTATCAGTATTGAGATTCGGATTGATCTCCTGATAAAAGTTCTCCGGTGATTCTGATAGTACATTCTTTACATATCTTGGTTTTTTCAGATATTTGCGGATAACGTTCCCATCCGAATCCTTTACAGATCCTTGAAACATCAGACGATCATCTGCCAGTACAATGCGCTCGCTGTCAAATATCTCCCCTGCATTCCGACTGTATGCAACATCCAGATCTTTCAGCTCTTCCAGTGCCTCCGCAAAAATACTCATGCCCAATGGAGACTCAGGTTCAATATTGTTTGCCATTGGTGTTTTGAATACCGAAAATAAAGGCTTCTCTAAATTTTCTATTGCAGCTTCCGGCATCAATCCTTTCCACGGTGTTTTTTCCATATCGATTGGCACACCCAAAGAAGTGGAACTGCTTGATATAAAACACCTGTTGCTAACCAAATATATATTATCCACAAACCTGTGATACTCCAGCCGCTTATAAAATTTCTTTGATTGCTCATAGAAATCAAAGAAAATTCCTGCGCATATATTGCCGTTCCCATCAATCTCCGTCGGCAGGAATCGCTGCGGATCAAAACAGTCAATTCCATCCCCGTTCGGTTTTAGAATAACCGTACCGTTTACACATCCCTTTTCCACATACTCACGAATCTTAATGAACATATTGTCAATAACTGCCTGTAAATAATCCGCTCTTGGTGATCCGCTGATCTTAATAGATAAGTCAAGGCAGGTCAGCCTTGCTGTTTCCGACGATACCGACTTGGCAAAGTTGATTGTCTTTACATGATTCTCTTTATTTACCCATGCCGGATGCCCTGCATAGATCTGATTCCATGTTCTGATTGCTGTATCCATTGTATCTGACAATAAAATATCTGTATCAAATATCCTCTTTGCATCTGCTTTGAAAAACATTCTATTCCACCATCCTTTTATTGCTGCTATAATTCCCATGCTTCACCGCCTTATATAAGTCCTCTGTTATATCTGCGCGCTACTGTATAAATAAAATATCTGATGAGATCCATGTGGTGATCGTATTCCTTAATCACGCGATCCTCGCCTACTGCTTTATCATCCCATGCATACGCGCCAAACTCCTTCTGCGTCTCGGTGCAACTCTCATGTATCTGCAGCATTCCGAGGTTCAGATACTTCGTTACCTCTTGAATCCCATTCAGCACATCATTGTTGCCGTCTGTGCAGGTAAACTCTCCATACTTCCGGATTGTCGCTTTCATAGCTGCAGCTGACGGATCAATGACAATGGATGTGATTGGGAAATCCCCCGCCACCTCCTGGATCATCTTGTAATATGCTTCATTATCTATGGTCACTCCGGTTTCTCTACCTGAGTAATGACCTTCCCGGAGCATCCGCACCCTTCCGCTATTCTGCAGTTCCATCAGGCCTACCGCGAATGGGTTCATAGTTCCGTAATCGATGGATAGGTAATAAGACGACTGTGAGCTATACGCATACTCTCCATGAAAGATGTTCCTTTCCTTGTCGAACATACCATAGACCAATCCTTCTGCAATCACCCATAAGCCAAGGATGAAGCGATCATAGAACACGCCGCTATACATTGCCCTATATCTTTCCTTGACCCTCTCCGACAGAGACAAGTTATCATCCATCGTAAAATGAAGATAGATCAGCTTCTTTTCATCAGCCTTATCAATCCAATTCAGCTTGAACCAATGGCTCGGACTGTCCGGGTTACAGTTGAACCAGAACTTGGAACCATCAACAGAACATCGTCCGGTTGCCTGGTTCACAAATGACTCCGGCATCAGTGCCACTTCGTCGAAGAACATTCCGGCAAGTGTGATACCCTGAATCAGATCCTGTGACCGCTCATCCTTACCGCCAAATATGTAAAAGAAGTTGACCGTATCTCCTTTGCTGATCTCGACCATGTTATCTGATCTATGATCCAACACCTTGTATCCACGGCTACGGAGCATCAGCTTCAACCAAAACAATACATTTCGTCGAAATGATCCGATTGTCTTTCCTGCCATTCCGAGATTCTGCATATTAAATGCACTCATCGCCCACAGAACAAAACTTAACGACATGCACAATGTCTTACCGCTTCGGATTGCACCATCTGCTATGATTCCATCCTTCCCATTTACCGGAGAATCCTTGCACCACCATGTAAGTACTTGCTTCTGTTTCCTCGAAAATGGTTTGAATGCAAATCCGTTCTGCTTATACTTCTGCTTCATCCGGATAGCATTCTTCATTACATTTTCTTTTAGTTTACGCACCCGCCGGTCAAAATCTGTCCAATCAATCATCCGACCACACTTTCTTTGCTGTGTCGTTCAGAGTATCCAAGAAGTTGTCCTGCTCCGGTGCATCCTCTGTAGCATCCTTGGTCTGCATCTCTATTTTAAGCAGATCAACTTCCAACTTGCGTTTGTCAATCTCCTGGCTATGTTTCTGTGCATCCAGTGCAGTAGGAATCATGTAAATCTCCTTTAGATTTTTCAGTGCCCCAGTCACCTGAGACAGTCCCAGTCTATCAATAGGACCGTTCGCAATGTTGATATGCTCAGTCTCATCTATAACTTCCCTGGTAGGCTTTCCGATCGCAGTATCATCGTTATACTCAACCGTCTTAACCTTTTTCTTATCCTTTACGATATACTGTTCCAGTTCCCCTAGCGCCTGCTCTGCTTTCTCCGCTGCTCTATCTGCAATGGATAAAAGGCGTACTATCCTGTCCGCGTCTGCATCAGAGGATTTTTCCAAGGCTTTTTTCTTTGTATCCTCTTTGTACTCTCTTCTTTTGTCTGACCATTTTCCTTTTGCAGACTGATCCATAACTGTCTGAATTGGAATTGAATATTTCTCTGCCAAGTCCTCTAAACTGCAAGGCTTTCTGCTTATGTCTGTCACATACTCATGTTCTATCTCTACCCATGACACGGATTCCGAACGTTCGCTTTCGTTCGCTTTGTAATCCGAACGTTCGTTATCCCAATCGTATGTATTTTTCCATCTGCGAATGGTCCCCTCAGGCTTTCCCAGTTGGTCAGCGATATCTACCAACTTCATGCCGCTCTTATACAGTTCATACGCTTTATCGCTCAATGGATTTTTCTTTGCTGCCAACCGATCATCTCCTTTCATGGCAATAAAAAAAGATACCGCATCCATCAAGGACATGGTATCTTTTACAGGTGTCCGGATTAACCACCGGAGCCTCACATTGCTGTGCGTTCTCCTTCCTAAACTACTCCCTGTTAATATGATGATACCATGTTTTTAATACCCTTTCAATCATGTTCGCTTCTTTTTTGCTTACGTTAAAAGTTCCCTTTTCATCATGTTTATACCCTTTATGTGTATGGGGATCCGTTTGCACGCCTTTTACTGCATGAGTGTGTCCCATATCCACCTGTTTATAACGTTTGTCGTGTTTATCGTAATAAGTGATATTTTTAATTTCATTTTTTGCATTAACAGTCGCGTACACTCTTCCATTGGTCATCGTCTCCATCGGTGGTTTTGCAGATCCAGAATCATTGTATCGAACAAATTTGATATTTCCGCTCTGATGCAATGTTGTATACTCACTGCCATACTTCTTCCCCTTATCACTTAATCCGCTACTTGCTCCTCTGCCGCCCATATAATATCCTCTCAAAGACTTAAAAATTTATAGCCATTCTTCTTTGCATATTTCACAGCTTCTTCTCTCGATTTAAAACTACTTCTAACTTTTTCTTTTATCTTGATTTTCTTTTCGTGATAATTATCTTCGTCATCCCAATGTGACAATACATCTCTGGTACCAGTCATATAGAACACCGTTCCATGTGGTGTATTTTCCTTACTTATGACAACATTTCCACTTAATTTCCCAAATCCGCTAGAGCCACCACGTCCACCAAAAAATTGTAAATTCACTACCACTGCGCCACCTCCACCTCATGCCACTTCTCGCTGAACTGTTTGACATGTACAATATTTCCTTTACACTCATCTGGGACTCTGCCATAAAAAATAATCTGTGTAGGCTGTAATCTCTCTACCATCTCAAGATAGCCATCCAAAAACCGCTGTTTCTTTTCTGTGCTGTTCTGTGTCCCGACAGAAGAAACCGCAACAACACCCTGTGTAGGTTCTCCATCAAAACACCATTCAAACGACTTCCGATCGCTCCAGCAAATCGTAGGAATAACATTGATTCCATGCATCTGCCAGTACGCGCCGAGCCAGTGCTTACGGTAATGGTTATAGATCTGTAACGACTTTGGAAAATCCGTATACAGACTGAAATCCGGTGTCAGCACATACTTAAACCGTTGCAACATTGCCGTGTACTTATCCGGGTCTGTCCATACTCTGGTAAACTGGTAATCATCCAGGAAGAAATGTACTGCCTTATTCTCCGGTTCTTTTGCGTTCCTCGCATAATTGAATCCGATAAATTCTGCATTATCAAATTGTACAGGCTCTAACTCCGGTATGTCATACTGCCCGACTCCATCAAATAACATCCTCTGTGCATTTTCGTAATTTCTCTGTGTTTTATACATGGCATAGTCCTTTCCTCATATCATAATTATAAGACAGGTCAAGCATGGATTTGTGCCAACTTTAGGGCATAATAAAAGAGAGGCTGTTATTCCTCTCTTCCCCATACAATCATATACTGCCCGTTCTTTTCTTCCACCAAATGCGCCATTCTCTGCCGCATAAGCCTCTGCGCTGTGCCCTTTCTCCTGTAAAAGCTACGCCTGCTGATTGGAAGAATGCCGTAGTGTGCTTCAAGCATGTCGTAACTGGTCCCAATAATGATTGATTCTGTCAGTTTATCAGCTATGATGCTGTCCACGCTCATGCAGATCTCGTATACTTCTTTTTCATCCACGCACATTCCCCCTTTCATTTTTGCGCAAAAAAATACCAACCATCGAATATTGACGGTTGGTATCGAACAATTATTTAACATCTATTTTAATTTGATAACTCGAATACTGTGGATTTCTTTTCATAAAATCATTGAATTCATCTTTAATCCAAATGTACTTCTCTCTCACATTCAGCGGTAACTTAATATTAAGTAAATTTTTTTCTAATAATTCTTTTATTTTTTTTATTCTGTATATGAGTTCCTTTTGGGAAATATCATGTAAATACATTAATGCAGTATCTATATAATAGATATCTTGTGTATCCTTCTCAAGTAAATTGAATAATTCAAAATATACATCTGTATCTTTCATTTTACTCTTATATTCTATGATTGAGGAGGTATCGACTACAATTCTTGGATATTTCGATATATTGTTTTCCAATTCATACGCAGAAACTAGTCCTTTGCCATACATAATCGCTTCATTATAGTAGAATTTTCCATGTGACACTCCACCCCTTAATAAAATACCATTTGCCAACAATAGTTCCTGTATCTTTCCACAGCAATATAATACAACTGTCAATGCGGGAGGGATTGAATCATCACAGGCAACAACTATACTATCTGACATAATTCTATAGAAAATAGGAACTATGTCAAATTCTTTTTTCAAATTATCAATAATACACTGAATCTGCTCAAATATATTTAAAATATCTTTTTCTTCTTTTTCGCATACAATTTTTTTGAATCCAAGAATATCTAAAAATCCTACATAGTACATTTGCAAACTGTTCCTCCATGACAAGATATCGAGATTATACCACTCCAACCGCCAATATTCAATTATCAATGTACTACATCTTTATATTTATTTCCCTAACATTAAATAATTCTATTGTCCCATTTTATAACCCGAATAATAGGCACGCGGGTATTATCCTGCCTGCCTATTATCTCCTTACGCTGCCATTTCATCATTTAAACATGATTCAATAACAATCCATAACTTTTTCATGAAATTTAATGCCACAGGTCTATCTTTACAAGCAGCCATCGTCTCCTGTTTTATCTGCTGCTGATCTTCTTTCGATATCCGATTAAGATAAACGATTATTTCTGCCACGTCTGGAATAATAGATACATAAAGTTCTCTTTCCGTCATCCTGCTACCTCCAATAAAATTTATCTTTCCAACACAAACACTGTTTCTCCATCCAGTGCTCTTTCAACATCAAGCACAATCCTTTTATTCATTTTCTTATCCCTTAAGACCAATTTGGCATTACAGTCATATTCATCAGATGCAACATCTTCGATAATGCATCCGATATATTCTCGTAAATCCTGTGCGCAATAAAGTGGATTTTTTTGCTGAAAATTTAAGACTTTTCCCATACTAAGCGACCTCCCCAAGAAATTTATTAATAAAATACTGCTGTCCTTTTCCAGTAACTTTAGTGGTTTTACTAATCCGAACCGAACCGTCTGGATTATTTACCGTGCTTTCTTTTACCTCAAATAATTCCAATTCCATACTTTTCTGTGTTGGCATATTCCAATCAGAGCCCTTTCTTTTAATCAAATAGCCATTATCACGCATCCAAATAAACAATCTTTTCTGTCCGATATCTACGCCATTCTGTTTCAGCAGCTTTGCCAAATCTCCAATAAGTATTGATGTATGGCTAGTGGCTACTGCATCCGCAAATATCTCTTTTGGTCGCATACGTTCATTGTCAGCTACTAATGCGATATTTTGTGTTTTCAAATTTTCAATGCTCTGATTTGCAATTTTTAATGCTCTCGCCATGACCTGTTCCGGTGTATTCCATGCTTTTTCTAAGTCAATGAGATACTGACGCACTACTTTGCCCTCTGGTGTTCTTTGAATCATACAAATCTGTTTCGCCATGTCAACGGAAATATCCGCATCTTTAGCTGGTCTGCCGCCTTTTTCGGAGGTTTCGCTCATTTTTGAGCAAAAGTCTTTTCCCTCTTCAAATCCATATTCACACATTCTTGGAAACCAATCCTTGAATGCCGTTTTGATATGTAACTGTTCATGTAATTCTCTTGCTGATACTGTCTGAGTATCAAAATCAACTTTTACCAAATCGTTCATCTATTTTTTCTCCTTTTCTCTTGCTTTTAATTTCGGAGTACCATATAATCAGCTTACAAGGTACTCCTTGTGCTTAAGACAATTCTTATGTGCTGGCTAGGCGGTTTGAATTGTCTTTTTTCTTTTCTGCTTACTTCTCTCTGAACGTATTCCATATATGTACCCCAACATAAATGCGTCTATGCCAAAATCAAACAAAGAATTAGTTCCATTTCTTCTGTGTGCATCCAATAAATTCCTATAATCTTTAACTGCTACTCCATCTCCACACAATAAATTCACAGAATATTGACAGCCCAACATCTTCATCGTTTCATTTGCTTCATACAATTTCATTTTTATTACCTCCGTGTTTTTGTTTCGTTTATGAGTACATAATATACCCTTTCAGTTACTCTGTCAACACGTTTTTGAGTACATTTTAATTCTTTTTATTTACTTTCGTTTTGTTATATGTTATATTCAATGCAGAAAGGTGGTGAAAGCTATGGCTGTTGCTGATAAAATAAACGCATTGTTAAAAATTCGTGGTGTTAAGAAATATGAGTTAGCTGAATTTCTGGGAATGACGCCTCAATCATTGCGTAATAAATTTAATCGCGGAAGTTTTTCTTCCGAGGACTTGATAAAAATATCCAACTTTCTTGATTGTTCACTTGTCTTTGAAATTGATGATAAACAAAAAATCACACTCGATATGTCAGATATTAAGAGGGGCTAATACCTCTCTTTTTCATGGTGTTACCTCAAGGTATTCCATTTTCAATAATATTTAGACAGTTACACCACCACTACGCCAAATTACATGATATGATTTCATCTGTCCATTCGTTTGCGTATATTCGATTTCTCTAGGATACCCCTGATCTGCATACCAAGAGCGAACCATATCAATAACCTCCTGAATATACTTTCTAACAGTTCCTTGCCATTTTCCATTACTCTCCCATGTTTCTGTATACATATTTTCCGGGATGTCCAACCGCCGAATAATTTCATTTACAGCTTTATCTGCCGGCTTTCCCGAACTCTGATAATAAATTCCAACTTTTCGAGCAATATATACGGTGTCATAATATTGCTGTTCAGCTTCAATCATAACCGGAAGCGTTACATCCGCCTTTTCATATAACGATTTTGCTGTAAGAAGCTGTATCTTGCTATCACAACCAGCTGCAGCAAGCATCGGTGTTAAAATCTTGACTGCATTATTCACTGCCGATAAGCTTTCCGCATGCACTTTCTTAGTTTCTCTCTGCATCTCATAATGTCCTGTTTGACGTAATTTAGGAAGCACTTCATCAGCGATCCAATCTGTGAATTTTTCAGCATTCGGTTTATGGCTCTTAAATACCAACTTATAGACGCCACTTTCTGTGAGGAAATTCTCTCCAGCATTGTTCAACTTTCGGAAGTGCATATTATGCACATCCGAATTTTTAATCTTTACAACTTGCTTTTCAGAAAACCCACGAATACTACTCTTTACGTCTGCAATATCAAGGATTTCTGCTACATGTTTTGGATTAAATAGTACTTGACCATTTAATTCAAAAATCTCCACATTACTTCCTTCAAAAACCATTAAATCATTCATCTATTTTCTCCTCTCTTTTTCATTTCACACCAACTATCACAAATGCCATCTGACCGTTATCATTCCTCTTTGTGAAATCCTCTGAAAGTTCAATTCCGAACTGCCTACATACCTGCTCTATATTCTTGGCTATTACTTCCGGGCTCTGTTTCTCAGCTTTCATTGTCCGTTCAAGAATTTTTAACAGATTTGCAACTTCTCCCACTGATGTAGCTTTAGGCTGATACTTTGCCATACTGTATGTACCCGTTTTTCTGATAGACGGTATTACCTCAAACGCGAGCCAATTCTGAAACTTATCTGCCACAATATTATTTGCTTTCATTCCAAGACGATAGAAAAGCGATTCTGGTATGTAATCGTCTTTCCCAACTTGTTGGGAAAAACCTAACTCCATACAATATCCATTCAAAGTTTCCCATCTTACATATTTCTTTCCGTTCTTCTCCTGTATCCATCCAAATCCAATCGCTGTATCTTCTGCACTAATTGAGATACTGCCATCTGGATTTGTAATCATTCTTGCCTGCATACCCAATTTGTTATTTTTAAATACTTCAATTTCATTCATCTTTTGATTCCTCTATCTTTCTTGTTATTTTCTCACGCCCATTTGGGTTTCAGTGAAATTTTAATAATACATATACCATAACGTACTTCAAATTTATTTATGTTATACTTTAAGCAATATTTTGATCAAACAATAAGTTTTTAAACACATTTCTCTTTAGATTTTAGGCTTGCTAGAATCTACCTTCCTGCTCCAAAATCCCGTTGATTTCTTCCTCTGAAATCACTTTCGTCAGCGGCGAATATCCGCAGGCTTCTGTTAATGATTTAACTATCCGGCTTCTAATTCTGCTTATTTTCATTCTGATCCTCACTTTCTGGTAACATAGCATATTTATAGCTACTCATTTTACCGTCGTATGTGCTCCATGACGTTTTTCCGTAATCCCATGTATAAACCGTTTCATCTTCATATTTTGCAAAATGTTCTTTGCTCCACGCAAAAAGTTCAGAATCTCTGACCAAAATCGGTGTATCGACTGGAACCTCGCTCCAATCAACATACTGGCTGTTCGCCCATTCTTTTGCTTTTTCTCTGCAACGACCAGCATTTCTAATGTCATTATCGCAAAAATCGCATTTATCACAGACTCCCATGCATTTTTCCAGTTTTCCATTAATTAACGCAATATTGCCTCCATCACATGCAATATCTAAAATCTCTTCCGCGTATTTTTCTCTATTCAGCATCTTTCTTCTCCTTCCCATACCGCAACTGATACGGTACTTCTCTGAATCTTTTCAACGCATCCTGGTCCGGGTGCTTTGTCGGAATTGACAAGTTATTATTCATTTTTCCGATAATTGCGCGGCGTTTCTTACCTTCTTTCCACATTTATACCTCCCCGCTCCTTTCATCACGGCCACGATCTCCCGATATTCTCTTTCCCTCTTGGAAATTTCTCTATCAAGTACATCCAACCGTCTAAACAGTGCCGCCGTGTACTCTTCGTCCGTCAGCTCCGTTGTTCTTTTCTTACCTTTTGCTGCAAGTGGCAACCGTACCTGTTCGCCGTTATGCATCAGGATCTTGATGATCTCCAATCGCGGCACACAATTTAAATCTGCTAAAATCTGCAACTGGCTTGCTCTGTCCTTTGCGCTGCGGTACTGCCTGCAAATTTCTCCCTCCGTCATATTCACTTCAACCACCTCCCGGTTGCGAATTTAGCACCTGTTTTTCTAATTCGTCATAGTCATATTGACGATGATTAATATTACTAAAATCATTGCTTTTGCCCTTATGCTCTGTTGCTTTGCCAGGCACATAGTTCTCATCCAGATAATCTACATAGCCACTGTTAAAAAATGTGCTCCCGTACTGTGCTTTCCGCCAGTCGGCGTCCTTCTGCAATTCAAGACTGTAGCGGTCAATCGCTTTAACAAGCCTATCTTCCCCGATTGCAAGTAGCCGTTTCTTTTGGGCATCCGATACCTGTCCTTTGCCTTTTTTGTTCGGATATGCTTTCCACAGACGTTCGAACAACGCTTTGGCATCCGCCAAAGTATTTTTATTATTATCATTAACATTTACAGTAACATTAACATTATCAGTAACAGGGTTATTTTGCTTTTCAGAAAAACCATTTGCTTTTTTTGCTTTCTCTTGTTTTTGTGAAATATCTTTTGTTTTTGGTCTGCCGCCAAGTTTTCCGGCTTCCCGACGTTTCTCAATCTTCTCCAGATATGCGGCAGTGTCACGATCTATCCTTGATTTGATAAAGCTGAATGCCATATTTGTCATGCCGTCCATCTCTGGGAGTTCATCTCCTGATGCATAACACAGGACTGCTGTCAGAAGTGCTCCGCGCTGTTCCATCGTAAGCAGTTTTATATGTTCCAGATATTCTGCATACAGGACAAAGCTGCTCTTTTCATCCGTCAAGACATCACCCCGTTTCCAAGTCCTTAAGAAGCTCTCTCAGTGACATTTTTGCCTGCGCCTGTGTAAGTTCCGTAATGGTCACTTCAATCCTCGGATTGTCCTTATCCACGTTCGTATCAAAGTAAAAATGTGGTATATATTTCTGACCATCATCTTTGATTACCCATGCTTTTTTCAAGCTGTCCTGTACGAACTTGGCAGCGCAGGATAAAATATTATCATTATCCCTGCGGCGGTCTTTTTCATAAAACTGATAGTAGATCAGAACCGGATCCGTGATATGTACACCGGGAAGTTGCTGCCTTATATACCAGATGATAGATTCCTCACTTTTCTTTTTCATCCGTCCGCCTTTGCGTGGATTCGTCCGGTTTGCGGCTGTATAGTCATTTAAACCATCCAACCGTCCCGGAATCGTAAATTTATACTCCATCAGCACCACCCATTCCCACATTACAGCTTCTTATTTCAAGAATTGTATTATTACTTGGATTCCATCCTTCGACATATTCAACAGCTTCCTGGTATCTCTTGGTTGGAATATTGTTTCTGGAATTGACTCTGAAATAATCCTGAATATCATGATTACACTCAGAAAACACCTTTTTGCTCATTTCCTTATATGCCGGTACTTTTTTACCACCAAGAACCTCAATCACTCTTTTATTTACAGTTTTCTTTAATTCCTGCTGCTGTTCATAATCAATGGTCATAGTATTTTCAAGATGTGTAATTCTCTCTTCATGTCCATCAATCATTCCAAGCTGCACACGCATCATTTCCTGTGGCGTCATCGGTTTTTGATAGGTGCCGGTTCTTCTGATCTGTGGCAGCACTTCCGATGTCACCCAACGTTTGAAACGCTTTGCTCCTGGCATTTTACTGGAAAGAATCAAACTGTAAAGTCCCGATTCATTAATGCAAATAACTTCCCGGTTTTGACCTGACAGAACGATTCGTTCGGTCAGCTTATCCTCTTCGTCAACATGATCTCTGATGGCTTTTTGTGTATTTGTATATTGCAAAATTTCCGCAATATCTTTCGCAACAAACCACGGTTCTCCGTCTACCGTTACTGTCCGGATTTCTCCAAATTCTCTATTCTTAAAAATCTCTAACTGATTCAATATCTTCTCCTTCCCCTCCGGTGCCGATGGGTGCCGGAGATCATGGCTCTCAATAATACTGTGATATATTATTCTGCATGAATGGTTTCTTTTGCCTTGCGGCAGGTGTTTCAACCTACAACCACGACTTACCGAAAACTTCTCTGAATTTTTCTCTGGTACCGTAGTGTTCTTCAAAATACGTCTGTGCCATCTGCTTAAGTTTTAAATCCATATCTGCCGCATCTTTTCCGGCATGTACACCATTCGGATGAAGATCAGGTGCGAGTGGAATCACAAAGCCGTATTTTTCACTGTTCTTCCTGTTCGGATTGCCGCCGAATATATGATGTCTCTCTACTGGTGCAGATCCTGTAAAGTAGCAATGATCCATATCATCCGTGAATACACTCCATAATCGTTTCATACGCCCCACCGCTCTTTCATCTCTGCAATTTCAGCAGGTGTATCCGTTTCAATTCCGAGTTCTTTTGCATCTGCCACCGTTCCATCAATCAAAACAGACATTTCTTTCGTGTCATATGTATGGCTACCACGATAAATTTTATAAAATGTAGCTTTTTCTTCATATTTAACAGGAATTGCATGTATACTTTCCTGTTCCCACATAAAATCTTCCGGAGCATTCGTTTTATAAACCATGATGCTGCCATCCGGTAATAACTGTGGCTGCCCGTATTTGCAGATCAACACATTTTTAGCTTTTGCCTTGGATATAGTCAGCGCATCAGCGATCTTTCCGGCAAGAGCATGAAAATAAGCATTTGCATCCAGTGAACGTCGCTGTGTATATCTGACAGCTTTTATTTTTAACTTCTCATATCCTTTAAGCCTGTCATATTCTGCTTTCACGACTTCATTTTCATTAACCTCGAACGTTATTCGGAACCTGTTGCTATCAAGATCAAGGGATGCGCCAACCGCTTTTCCTGTCAATTCCATTAAGCATCAGCCTCTTTCTTTTTCTTATACCAGGTCTCTACCTGTTTTATAATCAGATCTGCTATTTGTTCTGAAATTCCACTTGTTGTCTGAAAATGATATGTTTCTTTTAACTTTTTCCAAATATCTGATTCCTTGGCATTCTCACACACACCGGCATACGCAGAAACGAAATCATTCATCTTATGTAACTGCTCCACCGTGGCAGGCTTAAATTCCGCTATCGGTTCTACTGGATCCTGGGTTTCTTCATCCGGGTCTTTCATCTCCTCAGTCGGAATACAGAACACCTGAAAACATGCATACTTAAAAGCAATCGCCATGGCTTTATTTGTAGCCTTATCTCCGGAATCCATTCCCTCGCCGACAGTTACTGCTTCAATGCATGAACCATCTTCAGCAAAAAATGTATACTTGATTCGGCAGATAGAATAAATTAAAACTGATCCTTTATTTGTGGTTCGTTCCTGCCTCTGCTGTTCCAATACCTCCGGTACAATAAACACATGATTCTTTATCAGTGCCGGATTGATTGCATTCATAACCGCATCAATACCGCGATATTTAAACCCCTGCTGCTTATTTACTGCATCCTTACCAACCGCTCCGATCTCTTCCATACAGTGGGATATGGCTTCGTAAATGTTCATTTTCTTTGCTGTCTCTGCCATTACTCCTGTTCTCCCTCCTCGTTATATTCCAAAGCTTTCTTCTGCAAATTCTCAAGCAACTTTGGAATATTCATCCTTTTAATAGTGTCGACAGCAAGCTGATCTTTCAGATTCTGTTCTAAAGTCTTAATAACTGTATCTTCTGCATCTTTTTGAGCTTTCTTGACCATTTCACTAACCTGTGTAGATAATGTCTTGTTAAGGTACTCATAAATACATTTCTCTGAGATGGAATATTTTTTATCTGAATCATATCTCGCAACGGAAAAGTTACTATCATAAATTCTCCTTGTCAGATATTCTTCATATCGCTGCCCTACAAATTCACTGATTGGTACAAAATTAACCTTATTGCTCCATGAAGATTCTTTTACCGGTATCTTAATCTTTTCGATCTGGTTCTCTGTAACAGCCGCCACAAAATCATCCACTTTTTCCTCAATGACCTTCACTGCTTCTTCTAATTTCTTGGCAATTTCTACATCAAGCTTATTTGCAACATTATCCATGGACTTTCTCAAAAGTTCATTCTTGACACCGCGAATAACCTGATCTTTGATTTCCTCATCAATGGTATATTCTTCATCATTTAACCAGTCTAACTCTACCTCTATATTAAATTTTGCCATCTCTTTTCCCTTCCCCTCTTATCTGGTTCGTTTAAAGTCAACATCGTTTTCTCTCATAAACGCTTCTAGCTGTACAATTTGAAACGGATCTGCAACAATCTCATATACAACCGTGTTGGTTACCGGCTTCGGTTCTATAAATTTCTCTTCCTTTACAGTCTCCTGCGCAATCGGCTCTTCCTGTACTGGTGTATCTGCCTTCTGCTCACCCTCTGCTGCCTTGTGAACTTCATCTTCGGCTTTTCTTTTTTCTTCCTCTGCCGCCCTACGCGCTTCCTCTTCCTGTCTGCGCAGGATATCTTCTTTCTGCTTCTGATACTGATTCATAGTAGTAAGTGCATCCGACAGTTCCAACGTGGTCTTATATTTTGCAATGCCCTTATCCTCAAACTCTGACTCCATGCTGCGAATGGTAGCGAGATCCTTTTCTACATGTTCCACATGCTTCATAATTCCTTCTTTGATTGTTTTCCTGGTGGTCGTAGAATTTTCCCACTTACTGTCATAAATGCGTTGGAGTGGCAGATATTCAGCCACAGTATCATGCTCTGTGATGATCTCGGTATAGATATCAGAAATCAACTTTTTCCTTTCTTCTACACGCTTTCGTTCAAATTCCTCAATCTGCCCGCTGATAAAATTGATTGGCTCGTCAATCAATTTGTCCAGTTCCTTGACCTGTGCTTCGAAATCGGTATAAGGAACCATAAAATTTTTTTTGACTTCCAGTTTCTTATCATTCATGGACTTTTTAAGTTTTCTGAGGTTAGCTACCGCCTTTCTCGCTTCTGGCTTTGCTTCCTCGGTAAACACCATGTTCTTATATACTTCCAATTCAGCTTTTAATGCTGTCTTTAATTCCTCGAAGTTTCCTCCGATAGTTCCGTTTTTCTGCTCCACTAATAAATTAATTTCCTGCATTCTCTATCTCCTTTTCTTCTCCGATCATTTCCTCACGCTCATACAGTGCCGTCATTCTTTCAAACAGGCGGTGCATGCGCACCTGTTCTGCTTCGTATTCATCCCAGTCCGGTGCATCCGGTGTGATCTCATTCATTGCTATTGCCTCTTCCTTTTTCGTTCTTGTACAGTTCATATTCCTCCGAAAGAATGTATGTATTGAACGTGACACCTTTATATTCAAAAGCAACTTCCGTATATCCGCGTTCCGATATATACCCTGTTTCGTGTGCCTCAGTTCCGATCGCTTTTGATAATTCCAGTAAGTCTTCTAAATAGTAAACCAGGATTCTTTCATCAGCACCGAGCCCATTGCTCATTCCAAGGTTATCTTGCATGGCAATCAACTGCTTTCGCATATCAATCATCCTGTCGATCGCCAGCAATTTCATCTCAATACTTGCATCCACTTATAAATTCCTCCATTTCCATCTGCTTCCAATCCGTCGTCCGAACCATCCGCTCCATCTGATCTTCACGCTGCTGCCGTTTTGTCTCCCCGGTTATGCAGTCATCACAGACACCGTTCTGACCTTCCCCAGGATCCATGGAACATCCGCAGCGTCTACATTGTTTCTCATACATTGACACAACCTCAATTCCAGTGTTACAATAAACGCAGAAATACTAGGTATTTCCACGATTGAAATAGCACCTGTTCTCGCCAAAGAATATCAGGGTGCTATTTTTTTGTCCTCGATCAGCTCCATATCTCCGTCCAGCTTGTCGACCTGCCGAAAATAAAGCAACTCGATCTGCATCTCTCTCCTATGCTCCGACAGGACTCTCAACCCGTACCCTGCACCGGCGATAAATCCACCAAGGATGCAGACCAGTGCGGCATAGTACATGTACACTCCGTCGCTGTCTAAGCAACACATGGCAAGCATTGATATCGTGCCGCCGGTTGCCATGATGATTTTAGATAAACGTTTCACACACTACCACCTCCCTTCATAATTTCATCAAAGTAAGGATTTCAGAATCAGACACCTTCAACTCTTTAAATAAAATCAACATATCTGAATAACTGAACAATCCTTTTTTTAAGCGATTGCAAAATGATGGCTGAGTAATTCCGATCATCTTTGCTAAATCTGCCTGAGTCAAACCCTGTTCATACATCTTCCCAACAATCCACTTGCTGAAATCGCTGACTTTGTATTCCTTTTTCTTAATGGTTACTCTAGGCATCCAACCACCTCCCTACTTTACCGGAATACCGATCGCACTCTCCATCAGATCAATGTGCTCTGCGGTTATGTGCACTTCGGTATGTGGATCATGATTCTTTTTCAGCCAGTCTACTACCGGCTGACACAGTTCTTTTAACTCTTCTGCTTCGCTCATATTTCTCCTTTCTCGTTACATTTCTTTATTTCTCCATCTGTGGTACAATCTCCTTACAGGACGTTGCCGCGTCCGAGTATCAATCCCAAAGGAGATTTATTACTATGGATGACTTAATAATTCAGTACGCAATGAAAACTTCCGACAATTTAATCAAGAACAATTTACAGCCAATCCTCGAAATGCTAGCTGGTGGTTTAGATCGTCAAATTACCGAAGATGAAGCGTTACTTTTGACTAATGCCGTTAAGGTGTCTGTTTACCTCGGAATATCTCAGACGATGACAACTCTATGCTCTTCTGGCATTCTGGAATATTCCGAAGATGCTCTAAGACGATATCTGCTAACTCCTCAGTAGACTTCAAATCGTTTTTTATTTCTGCTTCGTTTACCGGAAACTCTGCTCTTGCGGAAATCAGCTCTGCAAGAGCTTTTGTCTTCTCTGCAATTTCTCCCTCTCGCTCTTTACCAGATGAAATAATTCCACTGATATGAATCGCAAGCTCTTCAATCAGTTCATCTACTTTTTCCACTCTTTTCACTCTCCCTTCTATTGTTTTATTGAACTGGCTTTAAACACACTTCTTATAAATTTGCTTGCTGACAGAAATTCCAAGACCATACTTATCATTTACTCCCATAAGCTCCACTGTATCTTCTAAAATCGTTTCTCGCTCTACCAACATCTGAGGTGTCATATCAGCTTTCTTTACCATTTTAGGATAACCATAGCGGTTCGAAATTGCTTTGTTGGCAATAGTATTTGCCTTGATAAAGTCAACCCTTACTGGATTTCTTAATGATTGCTGTAGCTGTCGCATGGCTTCTTTCTGGTGTTCCTTGTCTAACATTCGGAAAACTTGAAATCCTTCAAGTCCAGTTGACACCCTAAGTTCTGCCAACATATGATATGTCCACTCTTGAAAACTCTTTGCTTCTGGCTTTCTGCTCTGAAATATTGTTTGATAAATTCCAAACTCATCTACAATAATGAACTTATGTGGTCTACCAGTTTCGTCTACCTCAACCCCATTTGAAATGTGGTTGGCATTCAATCTTGACTTCACGCCATCAGTTCTGAGTTCTAGTGCATCGCACACATCTTTCAGTACCGCCCACCATTCCCCATCCTTTTCTACAAATCGGATAGGATAACCGTTCCAAATTTCTGTTTTCATACTTCGCCTTTCCCTGTAAAAATTTTTCTCAACTCAACAGCTTCTTTGCTGTTCTGGAGAATACTCTCCTTAAAATCGTTACTGTCTGATGCCACCAACTGAATGAGCAATGACGCTTTCTTAAGTCCTTCCTGTCTGCCACGTTCATATCCAACGCGGTACGCTTCTCTTTCCTGTGGTGTCATGTATCTTGGAATGTTCATATTATCACTCTCTTCCTTTTTACGTTTACGTAAGCTATTTTGCAAAAAAAATTTCAAGTGGAGAATCCAACTTAAGAAAGACACAGATATTCTGTATCTCATCCCTGCTAAATTCACTTGTCCCATTAATTTTTCGATATAGTGTAGATTCGTTAATATTAAGGTATTCTGCCACATCTGCGATTGTTTTCCCACTTTCAATTACTGCTGCCTTAAACTTCAATTTGTTAAACAACTCCTATTCTCTCCTTTCCTTTGTTTTACGTTTCCGTAAGTTCAATATAGCACATGTTTTACGTAAACGCAATACGTTTTTGCAATTTTTTTATTTTTTTTGCATTTTCGTATTGCATTTTTGCAATAGTAACCTTATAATTAAGGCACAAAGAAAAAGGGGTGAAAACCTATGGATGTAAAAGATGTTTTGAAAAATAGAAGACTTGAAAAGCAACTTACTCTTGATGATGTTGGACATTTAGTAGGTGTATCTGCCGCGACTATTTCACGTTGGGAAAGCGGAGATATTGCAAATATGAAAAGAGATAAAATCGTAAAACTTGCGAAAGCACTTGATATATCACCTGCTATCATAATGGGATGGGATGAAACTATTTCCTCAAATGATACGCAACAGCACCTAGATCCAGACATTAGACGCATTGAACGTGCTAGACAAAAAATGCCAGAAGCAGACAAAAAATTTATGATGGCTATGTTAGAACGTTCTTTTTCAGATTACTTTGAGGATGATGGTTCAGATGACCCAGACTAATATATCTTTTGAACGACGCAGGGAAATAAAAGAAGCTGTATATAAAATGCTTGCTCATTATGGTCATTATTTTATTCCAGTAAAAATAAAAGCAATAGCCCGCAGTTTTGCTTATATTCGCTTAGTTCCGTATAGCAAACATATGAAAAATAATAATTTATCTTATGATGATATGATAAAATTTACTGGAACTAAAGATGCTTGTACAGATTATTATGCAAAAGCCAATTTTTTCATAATATATTACAACAACATAGATAGAAACATTACAACCTCAAATCGCTACCGTTGGAATATTGCTCATGAATTAGGACACATTATGCTTGGTCATCACATTACTCATGAAAAGACGAGAATATTTCGAAACGAATTATCAAACAGCGAATATGATGAACTCGAAGAAGAAGCTGATTATTTTGCTTCGCTTATCTTAGTTCCACATGCTGCTCTGCTTGGTTTTCAAATAAGAAATGCGAATTATATTAAGGTTATGTGTAAAATATCCGAACCGGCAGCTAAACGTCGTTATTATGAATTTTCAGAATGGAAATCTCATGTTAGTGCACAAGACGAATATGATAAACGAATTTTTCATTTATATTATAATTTCATCTACAAACGAAAATGTAAAAACTGTTGTGCTGGTTTAATTCAGAGATATGGAAAGCACTGCCCTATATGTGGCGAAAAAAATACTTTAGAATGGGGAGATGGAGATAGCATGAAATATCCTTTATTAGAAACCTATGAAAACGGAAAATTAAAAGAATGCCCTGTTTGTCATAATGAGGAAACAAATATTGAGGGCGATTTTTGCCAGATATGTGGAACTAATCTGGTTAACAAGTGTATTTATGATGGCTGTTCAAATACAGATTCCTTGCCATCCAATGCAAGATATTGTCCTATGTGCGGATATACTAGTTCTTTCCTAAACAACGGTTTATTAAAAGCCTGGGATTATAAAGAATATACCAACAATTCCGACGGCTTTATGAATATTCCAGATGGCATTGACGAAGAACTACCTTTTAATTAGTCACTACACTTTGACAATATAATACACTTACCAAGGGAACTGAAGGGCGATATGCCGGCTGCCGGATACTTAAGAAGGGAGCTGGTGCCAATGGTTACATACAGTGATTTATTCACTTTCGTGATTATGCTCTGTGCTGTTATAACTCTTGTTTTACACATCAAAAGCAGAAAAAAATAGCGCCCTCAGCCTGGTAAACTAAGACGCTATTTTTATAGAACATTTTTTACCGGCGGCTAGGCTTTATCTAGCTTTCGGTTCTCTTGTTAAGTGTATTATATGTCAATCGAATATTTTTGTCAAACTTGAAACTCTGGGATAGAGATAAGTTACAGGAAATGATAAATAATATAAAATAGGAGGGATTTACATGAAACTAACTGCATTGGGAACTGAAATTTCCGTTATTGATTCAAATGAAGGATTTGCAGACGCATACCTTTCTCTAACAGATTTAGCAAAATATAAAAATTCCGAAGACCCACGAATTGTAATATCAAACTGGCTAAGCTCTTATTCCACAATAGACTTTCTCGCCGCATGGGAATCTCTCTACAATCCAAATTTTAACCGTATGGAATTCCAGACGGTTAGAAGTGCATCTGGACGACTAATAATGACTTCTAAGCAGTGGATTGAACGAATGAATGCTATCGGGATAGCATCTAAATCCGGACGATATGGTGGAACTTATGCGCATCCAGACATTGCTTTTGAATTTGCATCATGGATTTCGCCAGAATTTAAGTTGTATGTTATCAAAGACTATCAGCGACTAAAAGCAGATGAGGCGCACCGTCTTGAAATTGGTTGGGATACTAAACGTGAATTATCAAAAATTAACTATCGGATACACACTGATGCTATCAAGGAATTTTTAATTACACCCGAATTAACTAAACAGGAAAAAGGCTATAAATACGCAAACGAAGCAGATATTTTAAATGTAGCATTATTCGGAAAAACTGCAAAGCAATGGCGTGATGAAACAGGACGCAAAAAAGAAAACATGCGTGACTATGCCAGCGTTGAACAACTCATTGTTCTAGTTAACCTAGAAAGCATGAATGCTGATTTGATTCGCCAAGGTTTATCACCACAAGAACGTTTAAAAAAACTCCGTAGCGTTGCATATTACCAGCTTAATTCTTTATATAGCAGCAATGCTGCTAATAGATTAAAAAATTCTATCCAAAACCAAATTGAACAAAAGTAAAAAAACCGCCCCACTCTACCAAAGCAGGACGGTCACGCTCTGAATGATTCAAAGCCCTCAACAAGCATATTGTATCATTCGGAGCAGCCAAGCGCAAGCAGAACACAGGTTCTCGCTGGCTGTTATTTTTATACTCAAAAATAGAAAGGATGATGCATATGAAAATCGAAAAACTCCCAAGTGGTTCTTACCGGATCAGAAAAATGTACAAAGGGCAAATGTATACGGTTGTATTCGATGAGAAGCCAACACAAAAGGAAGCCTTACAGGCAATGTCGGAGAAATTAGACAGCGTTCCTCCTGCTTCCACTATTCCAACAACCTTCCAATCAGCCTGTGATGAATTTTTCAGAATCAAAGGTAATGTTCTTAGTCCTTCCACAAAAAATGGCTATATGAGCATATTCCGTAACTTATCTGATGAATTTAAAAGTCTTAGACTGTCGGATATAAAACAAACTGATATTCAAAAAGAAATAAATGATTATTCAGTATCACGTTCTCCAAAAACAACTGCAAACGCAAATGGCTTTATTCTCTCTGTTATGGAAACATTCCGGCCAGATGCAGTATTTCATATCACATTGCCGCAGAAAGAAAAGAAAGAACCATACATTCCAACAAGCGGCGAAGTCAAACTGATTTTAGAAAAAGCCACTGGAACAAAATACTACATACCGCTCCTACTTGCATGCTGCGGACTCCGTAGAAGTGAAATCCTTGCATTAGAGCTTTCTGATCTATCAGATGACAACATTCTGACAATTAATAAAGCAATGGTCGTTGGCAGCGATAAACAATGGCACATTAAATCAACTAAGACAACTAACAGCTCTAGGAAAATTATAATACCGGAGTTTGTTGCCGACATGATCCGGGCGCAGGGATATATCTATAAAGGCTCTGCCAATCAGATCTACGAAAATTTACAGAAATATCAAAATGAGCTCGGTATTCAAAATTTTAAACTGCATGCTCTCCGTCATTATTTTGCCACAATGATGAGTCAGACGATGAGCGAAGAAGATGTTATGAAAATGGGTGGATGGTCAACACCCCATGTGATGAAAGCCGTGTATCGCCATTCCACCATTGACAGAGATAAAGAGAAACAAAAGAATGCAATGAACGGATTATTTAAGAATTTGTCATGACAAAATCCATGACAAAAAATTACATTTATGACATAAATTTGGCATAATTTCAACTTATAATTCATTGCACAAAAATAGCCTGAAACCTTAGGAAAATCAACAATTTTCCAAGATTTCAGGCATTTTCTTTGAAGTGGACCTGACGGGAGTCGAACCCGTGTCCAAAAACCAATCCCCTGTCCTTCTA